GGCGACGGCGTGCAAGTGGGTGCGGCTGTTCTGTGAGCGCCACGAGAAAGACCTAAAGAAGGGGACAAAGCGCGGGCTGTATTTCGACGAAGAAGAAGCGGAGCGGGTGCTTCGCTTTTTTGATTTCCTGCGCCACTCAAAGGGAGAATGGGGCGGGCAGCCGTTCATCCTGTCGCCGTGGCAGCAGGCTTATCTTTGGGTTCTTTTCGGATGGCGAAAGAAGGCGACGGGGACAAGGCGCTTCCGTATCTCCTATCTGGAAGTCGCCAGGAAGGCGGGAAAGTCGAGTCTTGCGGCTGGTGTCGCGCTATATCTTCTGGACGCTGACAAAGAGCCCGGCGCGGAAGTATACAGCGCGGCGACGAAGCGAGACCAGGCCAAGATCGTCCACGGCGAGGCTTGCCGGATGGTTCGAGCGTCTACGATGCTGAAGCAGTTTATCACTGTACGCACAGATAACATGTTCGTACTAGATACAAATAGCAAGTTCGAGCCCTTATCAAGTGACTACAACAGCCTCGACGGCCTCAACATTCACGGGGCCATTGTGGACGAGGTCCACGCGCATAAGACGCGGGACCTTTGGGACATCCTGGAAACTGCCACGGGTGCAAGGCGTCAGCCTCTCATGTTCGCGATCACGACGGCGGGCGTATCCCGCCAGGGGATATGCCGCGAGCTTCACGACTACCTTGAGAAGGTGCTAGAAGGCTCGCTGGAAGATGACAGCTTTTGCGGTATCATCTTCACCCTCGATGAGGAAGACGACTACACAGATGAAAGGGTATGGGTGAAGGCAAACCCTAACCTCGGGGTATCTGTGAAGCTGGATGACCTACGCGACAAGATACGCAAGGCGAGGGAGGCCCCGGCAGCGCTCAATGCCTTTTTGCGACTGCATATGAACGTATGGACGCAGGCGGAGACACGCTGGATAGACCCTGACGCCTGGGCGGCTTGCGGTGAACAAACGCCCCTGGAAGACCTGCGAAAAGAGCCCTGCTATGCCGGGCTTGATCTTTCGAGTACTACGGATATCTCAGCTTTCGTGCTGAAGTTTCCAAGGACGGGGGACGCGCTTGGGTGGTTCTGGATACCCGAAGACGAGATGGAAAAGAGAGAGCGCCGTGACCGGGTGCCCTTTTCCGCGTGGGTTCGCCATGAGTATGTCGAGGCTACGCCGGGCAACGTGATTGACTACGAGTACATCCGCCAGCGAATCAAACAGGTTGCGGCTGAGTTCAAGGGTCTGCGTGAGATAGGGTACGACCCCTGGAACGCTACCCAGCTGGCGATACAGCTTGAAGAAGATGGATTCAACGTTGTGCCCGTTAGGCAGGGATTCCAGACCTTGAGCCCGGCGGCGAAGGAGCTAGAACGCGAGATCATGAGCGGCGAGCTCAAGCACGGGGGTAACCCTGTGTTGCGTTGGATGGCTGCGAATGTTGTACTTGCGATCGACCCGGCGGAGAACATCAAGCCTGACAAGGCCAAGAGCGCGGAGAGGATAGATGGGATTGTGGCGCTTTGTATGGCGATATCGCGTCAGATTCAAGGTGAGGATGACACGAGCATATATGAGACTCGCGGCCTGCTGACCGTGTAGGGGGTGATTGAGATAGGCAGAAAACGAAGACAAAACAAGTCGAGCAACGTCACAGCGGACGCGCTTTCGGCGCTGCTTTCGCAGGTGTACGGAATGCCGACAAAGGCGGGGATAGACGTTTCACCCTCGAAGGCGCTGCAATGTTCGGCGGTGTATGCGTGTGTCGGGCTGCTGGCGGAAAGCGTCGCGCAGCTTCCTGTGAAGGTGTATCGGGGATTCGACGGCGAGCGCATAGAAGAGCGGGATAACTGGGTGTATCGGCTGCTGGCTCATCGCCCCTGCCCATGGTTGACGTCGTTCAACTGGCGCGAGCTGGCGATGTTCTGCTTGTGCCTGCGCGGTGACTTCTACGCATATAAAGTTCGTGACGCGGTGGGGCGGGTTGTGGAGCTGCTGCCCCTGTTGCCCGGAATGATTTCGGTGCGACAGCTTCCCACGTGGGAACTCGAATACAGCGTCACTTTTGCGAACGGGGATACAAGGACTGTCGGCCAGCGTGAGATATTCCACGTGATGTATCGGAGCGTGGACGGAGTGACGGGGATTTCCCCGATAGCTTGCCAACGCGAGACGATCGGGCTCACCCTTGCGGCGCAAGAACACGGGGCCTCCACTTTCGCAAACGGGGCGAAGCCTGGCGGAGTGCTGAGCATTCCGGGGAACCTCTCAGAAGAGGCATACCAACGCCTCAAGACAAACTGGCAATCCGCATACAGCGGAGAGAATACAGGCGCCACGGCGATTCTCGAACAGGGGACAAAGTTCGAGGCGCTTTCCATGACAAACGCGGACGCGCAATTCTTGGAAACGCGGCGTTTCCAAGTGGAGGATATCGCGCGTATCTTTGGTATTCCCCTCTTCATGATTCAGAGCACAGAGAAGACCACAAGCTGGGGCAGCGGCATTGAACAGATGAGTATGGGGTATGTCCGGTATACCCTTCTGCCCTGGGTACGGCGTTGGGAGCAGGCGATTGCAAGGGACCTGATAGACGATACGGGCGAGGCCGGGCTGGAAGTTCGATTCAACCTGGACGGCTTGCAGCGGGGCGACCTCAACAGCCGCTATGACGCATACCAGAAGGGAATCAACATGGGCGTATTGAGCCCAAATGAGGTTCGTGAAATGGAAGATATGAACCCGTATGAGGGCGGGGATATCCACCTGATACCGATGAATATGAGAGTAGACAACGAAGAAGATACAGAGGGGAGTGGTACGAATGCCGGTACTGAGCAGGAAGAGCTACCCGATGGAGATCAAGCAGATCAGTGATGAAGGCTATTTTAGCGGGTATGGGTCGGTATTCGACGTTGTAGACGATTGGGACGACGTAATCGTCCGTGGCGCTTTCGCGGAGACTCTACAAAACAAAACGCCGGTCATGCTTTGGCAGCATGATAGCGCGGAGCCTATCGGGGTATATGAGAGGGTATATGAGGATGAGATAGGGCTTTGGGTAGAGGGGCGGCTTTTGCTAGATCTTGAGAAAGGCCGCGAGGCGTACATCCTGCTAAAGAATCGTGCAATTCGTGGCTTGTCTATTGGTTTTCTTCCCATTGTTTGGGAAGATGAGATGCGCAATAGAAAAAAAATAAGAGTTCTAAAAAGCATTGATCTTTGGGAAGTCTCTCTCGTTACATTCCCCGCAAACAAAAAAGCGGTTGTTGACGAGGTTAAGACTGTTAGAGGGCTTGAGAACTTCCTGCGGGATGCAGGGCTTTCGAGGGCCGAGGCGAAAGCTGCGCTCGCCGCTATTCGTGCTGATTCTCAGCGGGATGCTGAGGCAGAGGAAGCAAAGAAAGCAGCACTCAACCTAATTTCTAAAATGCGAGGTGTCTAACTATGGATGAGATGAAGACCATCCTGAGCGATCTTAATAAGGCATTTACGGAGTACAAGAGCGCCAATGATGCGAGGCTCGATGAGCTCAAAAAGAGCAGCGGGCAGGCAGGCGAGCTTGAGGCGAAGCTGGCGAAAATTGAGGCGGAGCTCCAGGCCCGCGAGGCGAGGCTGTCTGAGCTTGAGGCCAGGGCGAACCGGCCCGAGCTGGGTAACCTCACCCCCGAGGATGTAGCGAACCGCGAGCACAAGGCGGCTTTCGGGAAGTTCGTCCGTAAGGGTGTGACTGACGGCCTGGCGGACCTTCAGGTGAAGGCGGTACAGGTCGGTGTGGACGCTGATGGCGGATACGCTGTGCCGCAGGAGATGTATCGGGAAATCTTCTCCCTTCTTAGCGCCGATTCCCCAATGCGCGCAGTTTGCGACGTGCGGTTGGTTGGTACTGAGGATATCATCCAGCTCGTCGATAACGGCGGGCTCACTACGGGCTGGGTCGGTGAAACCGACGCGCGGCCAGTGACCGCGACCCCCACCCTTAGCACGGTCTCTCCCGTGTTCGGGGAAATCTACTGCCAGCCTAGCGCAACGCAGAAGGCGCTCGATGACATTTTCTTTGATGTTGAGGCCTGGCTGGCGGAGAGCGCCGCGCGCGAGTTTGCGAAGCAGGAGAACATCGCCTTTACTTCCGGGACCGGGACCAAACAGCCCAAGGGCCTGCTTACTGTTACCACCGCAACGACGGCTGATGATACGCGGGCTTTCGGGACTTTCCAGCACATCGCGACCGGCGTCGCCGCCGATTTCCCCGCGACCTCTGCGGCCTTCGGGGATATGCTGATTGACGTTATCACGGCGCTCAAGAGCCGCTACTATCCGCAGTCTCGCTGGATGATGAACCGTCAGACCCTCGCCGCTATCCGCAAGCTCAAGGATAACGAGAATAACTACCTGTGGCAGCCCGGTTTGCAGAGCGGCGAGCCTAACAGTATTCTCGGCTTTCCGTATACGTACAACGACGATTTCCCGCCAGCGGGCGCGGGTGCTATCCCCATCGCGTTCGGCGACTTCCGCGAGGCGTACATCATCATGGACCGGACCGGCATTCGGTTGCTTCGTGACCCGTATTCGAACAAGCCCTATGTCAACTTCTACATGACCAAGCGGGTCGGTAACATGATCCTGAACAGCGAGGCGCTCAAGTTCGTCAAGTGCGCGGCTTAACCGTTGGGGGGCTTATGCCCCCCAAACCTTTTAATGGGGGTGATTCTGTGGAGATGAAAAAAATCAACGTCGCAAAGCCTTTCACGTTCTATATCGATGGGTGCAGGCGGCGTGATTTCGAGATAGGAGAATATGAGGTCCCGTATGACTGCGCAGCATACGCGGAGGCATACGGGTTCACGAGGCGGGCCCCGGAGGTGAAAGCGCATGGCGACGGAACCGGTCACCCTCGAAGAAGCAAAGCTCCAGATGAGGGTGGAGTTTAGCGATGACGACGCGCTAATATCCAGCTATATCACGGCGGCGCGCGAGTGGGCGGAGGGGTTTCTCAATACTGCGCTTGTTGCCGCTGAGGGTGAAGAGCCCCCGGCGGTAAAGCAAACCTGGAAGCAGGCCATACTCCTCACGGTGGCGAACTGGTACCAAAACAGGGAGACAGGCGGCGTTCCCAACGCGGCGCAACAGTTGCTCTGGCTTGATCGCAACGTTCCTACTGGGGTGAGCCCATGATCGGCATGATAAACGAAAAGGCAGAGGGGCTTAGGAAAAGTCTCGGAGACCCTCCGTGGCTTGTGGCCGTTGGAACAGGCGAGCTCGGTGGCGAGCCTGTAATCTTCGTATATGCCAAGGGGCGAGTACCTTTTTCTTTGGTGCCTGACATGTGGCGCGGGGTAAAAGTCTGGGTGCGTCAGGTGTCCGATATCTCCCCCGCCGCCGGGATGGGGTGATAAGTCATGGCACTTCCAAGAGGCGCGGGCGCGCTATCTGAGCGCGTGGGATTCTACCGCCTCCAAAAAACAAAGGACCTGATGGGCGGATACACCGAAGCGGAAACGCTCATCGGCGCGGCATATGCCCAGGTCAACGTGACACAGGCGCGAGACAACGTGATCGCGGACCAAACGCGCGAGCTAAGAACGCATGAGATCATCATACGCCCCGGCGCGGTGCAGGTGCAACAGGGGGACATCGCCGTCTGGAGGGGGTGTCGCCTGGTGGTGAAAACAACGCGCCCCGTCGCGAATTGGTTGATTCTGGATTGTGTGACGGAGGTGCGGTGATATGGCCGTTTTCGCATGGGGCCGCCTTGAGGGTTCTCAAGAGGTTATAGATCGGCTCAACAAATTCGGCGCGGATATAGTCCAGGAAAAGTTGCGCGAGGCCGTGAAATCTGGGGCGGAGATAGTCGCCGAAGACGCCAGAACACGAGCCCCCATTGGAACGCGCGAGCCCCGCAAAGGGGCCGGGACCGGTCGTCTTAAGGCATCGATCAAGGTGAAGCTGGCGAAGAAAGGCATATCCGCGAAGGTAGAAGCCGATTACCCACGCAACGCGGGGACGCGCAAGAGTACCACAAAAAAGCAGAAGGCGGGCTCTAAAGAGTATTACGCGTTCGCGGTGGAGTACGGAACGCGAAAGATGGCGGCGCAACCTTTCATGGGCCCCGCCCTCGCGGCGAAGGCCCCGCAAGTGTATGACAAGATGAGCAGCGCAATGGAGGAGGCGTGTCGTGAGGCTTGCAGAACTATATAGGGACATTTACGCCCGGCTGACGGGGAATGACGCGCTAGTTGCCATTTTAGGCGGCGAGCGCGTTTTTGATTACATGCCGGATGAAAAAACGCCGGGGCCGTATATCGTCATTGGCGACACATTTGACACCGAGGGCCGGGTGATGAGCGACGAGGAGCGCCGGGTCGAGGTTCGGCTGCATATTTGGAGTTCATACCGTGGCCGGGCGCAGGTGATCGAGATCGAACAGGCCGTCGAGGCGGCCATGGAAAGCGCCGGGCAGGTCTACATCTTTGAGAGTTTCCAGATTCTAAGAGATGAAGACTGGATGCACGGCGTTTTAGTTTTTAGAACCTATATCGAAAGAATGGAGTGATTTTGAATGCCGAAAGTTGCATCGAAAAATAGCGTTGTCATGGTGGAGATCGGCAGCGTCCCAACTCAGATGATGGCTTGCCGCGACTGGACAATGACGACCGCCAGAAATACTATCGACGTGAGCACCATCGCGACAGAATGGAAGGAGTACCTACCCGGCCAGATTGAGGCCACGATGTCTTTTACGCTTCTATTTGATACGAACAATGCCGAAGCTGATGCCGCAATAGAAAGCGCGCAGTGGGCAGGGACGCCGCTCACTTTCCATATTCGCCCCGCTGGAAGCGCGACGGGCAGCTCAGAGTATGTTCTCACGGCGTATGTAACCCAGTGGGATGTATCCGCGGCAACCGAGGATGCTATCCAGGTCTCCGTATCGGCGCAGGGCACTGGCGCAATCACAAAGAGTGCTATCTCAGGATGAGGATCATTAATATAGGCGGCGAGCCGTATGAGATTCAGTACGGCCAGAACGCCATTTGCGCGCTCGAAGACGAAGTGGATGACAGCATAATCAACCTCATCCAGCGGCTTGAGAAAGGGACAAAACTCAAATTCTCAGACCTTCGCGCGATTGTTTGGGCCGGTATGCTGGGGAAGCGGCGCAGTATTACCCCCGAGGCAGTTGGCGCGCTTTGTGATGACTCCGAGGTATCCTTGCGGGCTATTGCTATGGAATGCGTTAGCGAGCTCGTGGACAGCTTCCGTCGTTACATCCTGCTGGATAACGGCAAGGGGGAAGCGGAAAAAAACGTGTGATAACGAGGGCTGAGCGCTTGCAGGCACGTGAAGAGATGTACCTGTATGCGCTTGGCCCTCTTGGCTTGCGCCGGGAGGAGCTGTGGACTGTTACAAACGGCGAGCTCATGGATATGATCGAGGCGCGGCAATACCGGGTGTGGCTCGACCGGCGCGAGCAGGCCATACACACGGCGGCCATAATGAATCTGTGGGCGAAGCGGCGCATATCCCCGCAAGATATCGCGGGCATATGGAAACGCGGTAGGGTTTTAAACAAAACGCAGTTTATCCAGGAGTGGAAAGAGGAACGCCGTAAACGAAGGGAGGCGGAGTGATGGCGGCTTTTGTTGGAAAGCTGAATGTTATTTTTGGCGCTGATACTACAGAACTAGAAAAAAAAATAAAGGATGTCAATAAGCGTGTTAAGGCCCTTGGGAAAAAGCTAACCGATGTGGGGAAGGGTATCAGCCTTTTAACCGCTCCCATTATGGCAGTTGGGACCGCGGCGTTTGGTGTTGGGGTAAAAGTAGAAAAAGCTTTTCGTGATATCAAGGTAGGCACGGGGGCGACCGGCGCGGCGCTTAAAGGGCTCCAGGCGGACTTCAAAGCTATTGCCGTTCTTGGCCCGCAAAGTTTCGATGATAGCGCAAAGGCCATTGCGAACCTCAACACCATGACCGGGGCCTCCGGGAAGACTCTGCAAGAGCTATCTATGGCTGTTCTCGACGCGTCACGTATGACGGGCACCAGCCTGGATGGAATGCTCAAAGGGCTCGGGCAGCTCATGAATAATTGGGGCTTGAGCGCGGAGCAGGGCGTCAGCGTAATGAACAAGCTCTTTGTCGCTTCGCAAAATACCGGGCTTGGAATGGACGCGATAGCGCAGGGCGTTGCAAAGGCTGGCGGCGGGTTGCGTGCCATGGGGCTTGATTTGGATGAAGCGATCGCGCTCATGGGAAATCTTGATAAAGTGGGGCTCGACGCGCAAACTGCGCTTAATTCCATGTCAAAGGCGCTTTTTGCCCTAAAACGTGAAGGGGTAAAAGATACATCTGAAGCCCTTAAGATGGTTATTGCCTCCATCAAAGAAGCGGCCACAATGGGGGAGGCCCTCAAGATAGGGCAAAAACTTTTTGAAGTGGAGACGGGGGCAAAACTTACCATAGCAATACGCGAGGGCAAGTTTGGGTTCGAGGAATTAGCTAAAGTTCTGAAAAACGTAAAGACAGATATACAGGATACATCCCGCGAAACAATGACCCTTGGTGAGCGCTGGAGCACTGTTGGGAATCAATTTGCAATAGCGCTTGAGCCGCTGGGTACAAAGCTTGTTAAGATGGCGGAGGAATACATCCCAGATTTAAATAAGGTTATAGGGGATTTTGCGCTTAATCTTGATGACGGGACGATCAAGATTTTAGCGCTTGTTGCGGCGATTGGCCCCGCCGTTTTAGCTCTTGGAGCTTTCGCGGGTAGCATTAGCACCATTATCACCGTTGGTGGAACGCTTATCACTGTTCTCATGGGACCCGCCGGGCTTGTCGTGGCATTAGGAGCTGTGGCGACGGCGATCTATAATAAATACGCCCCATCCCTGGATTACGCGCAACAAAAAATGATCGATGTAACCGGGGCGGCGATCATGACGAAGGAGGCTCTTGTATCCCTAGGTAGCGTTGATCTTGGCAATATCGTTAATCTCGGTGTATCTGGCGGGGATGTAAGTATAGGCGGGCGTGAGGCTTTACCTGTTGCGACAGAAAACCTGGACAACATAAAGACAACCGCGCAAGAAGCGGCCAAGCCTGTAAACGAAGTTAATAAGGCCGTTGAAAAGGCTAAAGCGCAAGCCGAAGAGATCAAGAAGATTCTCGCCAATATGGGCAAAGGCGGCGGCGGCGGTGGCGGCGGCAAAGCGTCCAAGAAAGGCGGCGGCGGAGGCGGTGCCAAGTCGGGGAAATCCGCGCTTGATCTTTTCGTCCAGGATGTGCAAGACCGCATAAAGTACTTCAAAGAGGACGGCAACGCCTACATGGAAAAAATCGACGCCATGCAGGCCAAAACAAAGCCCCTCACGGAAGACTGGAAGAAACTACAAGACCTTCGCTTAAACATCGACGATACAGCCTTTTCGGGAAAGCTTCAAAAGATACAGGATGAAATCAAATACCTTGATAAGGACGGGGCCGCCTTTGTGCCCGAACTGCAAAAGATGCTGGAAGGCCTCGACCCGCTTTCGGAGAAATGGAAACGCGTGCAAGATGTAATCACCAATATAACCGATAGCGGATACAGCGAGAAATGGAGCAACCTCGCATGGGAATTTTCCGAGGGGCTGCTCAGCGCCGCCGATTATGCCCGGATGCTAGAAGTCGAGATCGCCGGACTTACCGAGGGGACGGACAAATGGCGGGCGCGATTCTCCGAACTCCAAAACATCAAAGCCTCTGAGATTAGCAAGCTACTTGATTCACTCTCGCATCAGTTCGAGAGTGGGAAGATTTCTAACGTCGAGTATGAGGTAGCCCTGGCCGGGATAGTGTCTCAATTTAAGGAGTTCCCAAGAGCCGCAAAGATGGCGATGGAAGCTCTCGAAGCATTCCAAAAACAAAGCGAGCTTACAACGGTATCCGTCGGGCAGCAACTCCAAGAGGCGCTAAAGCAGACCACCAAAGATTTCAACGAGATGTGGGGCAAGGGCATAGAGGGCGCGGTAGACGGCTTTTTAGAGGCGTCTATCCGGGGCAGCGACTTCGGCGCTTCGTTGCGCAAGCTGGGCGAGGATATTGTGTTCACGACGCTCAAAATGATCATACTCAAGCAAATAATGGGTATGTTCGGGATGGGCGGCGGCGGGGCCGGGCTTGGAGCGGGGCTCGATATCGGCGCGTGGAATGCCGGATTTTCTTTCCCGACTTTTGCCCATGGCGGCGCATTCTCTCACGGTCACCTGGTTCCTTTTGCGAGGGGCGGCGTCGTTCATCGTCCCACGATCTTTCCCATGGCAACCGGCGCGGGGCTCATGGGCGAGAGGGGCCCCGAGGCCGTGATGCCGCTGGAGCGGGATTCTCACGGGCGGCTGGGTGTGGTTGCGTCCGGCGCAGCCATGGAGGCCCCGTCGGTAACGGTAAACGTTATTAACGAGAGTAGCCAGCCTGTTACGGCAACACAGACGGGCCCGGCATTCGACGAGCAAATGCGCCAGATGGTGGTGGGCGTGATCTTGCGCGATCAGGCCACGAATGGCCCAATAACCCAAAATTTTAGGCGGAGGTGAGAACATGGACTGGCCAAATGTGCAGCTTCCAAGCGGGTTGGATGAGACCACGGAAGACCCAGCGATCAGTACGGAGTTCGGGACTGGCATAGTACAAACGCGGGCAAGATTTACACGGATGAGGCGGACATGGGAACTCACCTGGGCGAACATGCGGGGCTCTGATTATCGGGCCCTGCGTGCATTCTATGAGCTGGCCCTGGGCGGCTCGCTTCCCTTCAACTGGACAAACGTAAAAGAGGGTAAGACGTATAACGTCCGTTTTAAGGGTGAGCTAAAAGCGCGCCACACCGTGATGAGCTGCTGGAATGTCTCCCTTACGTTGGAGCAGGTGTAGAAATGCTTGATTTATCATACGTTGCAATCATCGAAAAAAATAAACTTGCCTCAGATGGGGCGTGGATTCTCCTAGCGGAGATTTACGTTACGGAAGGCGTTATATTGCGGATTTGCCGGAATACGGAAGACATCACGTGGAATGGCGAGACGTGGACGGCGTTCCCTTTCGAGCTCGACGCCCCGCGGCAAAGCGCCAGCGGGGAGATTCCAAATTTCTCGATCAAGGTATCAAACGTTACTCGCACGGTAGAAAGCTACGTCGAGCAGGCTGGCGGCGGCGTTGGCGCGACGGTTCGCCTCATGGTGGTAATGTCAAATCATTTAGATTTAACGTTGCCAGAACTCGATGAAGAATTTAGCGTGCAGTCTACGAGCTATGATGAGCAGTGGGTGAGCTTCACCTTAACCGGCGCGGTAAACCTATTCCGCCGTGTACCTTTGCGCCGTTTCCTAAAAAATTTCTGCCCTTTCCAATATAAGGGGCCAGAATGCAAGGCGACATCGCCGCTCACCGAATGTAATAAAAGCTTCTCCGCTTGCAAGGAGCGCAACAACTCGCAGCGTTTCGGCGGGGAACCGGCAATCCCTCAAGGTGGCCTTTATGCGGCGCGTGGTTGATCTTGTCGGCGCGCCGTTCGCTGACGGGGGGCGCGGGCCTGATTCATACGACTGCTGGGGCCTCGTTCGTGAAGTTTACCGGCGGTACGGCGTGGAACTTCCGAACTATACAGGCTGCTGCTATGACTTTGAGCGATTCTACGAGGGGTTTCTTGAGGAGCGCCCCAAATGGACACGTCACGAGCCGCCTGATATACCGACGCCTGCCGTTGTGGCAATTCGGTTCAACGCCCCGTTTGTAAATCATGTCGGGGTCTACATTGGAGATGGGAAATTTTTACACACACGCGAGAAAACGGGGGTGGTGATAGAACTTATCCGGTCCCCCGCTTGGCGAAGAAGAATCGAGGGATTTTATACATGTCCGTTACTCTCGTAAAAATAAATAATCCTTTTGACATCCGAGATCGTGATATAAA